AGGCTCTGGGGGTGTAGGGGCAACCCACTCTTCATAGTGTTCAAAGTTAGCTTCAACAAACTCTGCGTCTGCAACGATGGTATTTGTGATGTTACCGTCAGCATCTTTAATATTATATTTCATGTTCTTCTCCTTATGCTGGTAGGTACTGAATGATTACAATGCCATTGCCGCCATTACCGCCAGTAGCGTAAGCGTCACCAGCATCGTTGTTACAGCGTCCACCGCCACCACCTATGCCGCCATGACCACCATGAGCCTGTCCAGACATACCTGCACTATCCATCCAGTATGAACCGCCTCCAGCTAAAAAACCACCTGTCCCATTAGGGGAGTAATTCATTGGGCCATAACTTGCAGTTGCGGCAATCTTTGAATAAAACGACGCGCCACCTTTACCTCCACAAATATAACCGTGTCCTATAAGACTTTCTGGCCCTACAACATCACAAGAGCCTCCCTGCTGATAGGTCTCAACGTTTCCACCAGTAAGCCCTGTTCCAGTGATTCCTACGGCTCCTCCACCATAGCTTCCACCTGCTCCACCAGTGTTGTTTACGTTGCCATTAGCCGCTGTGCCTCCTGCACCAGCAGTGCCGTTTGATGCCCCTACACCGCCATTGGCTGTAAGCGTAGCGCTTAATCCCGTACCTGCAACAGTTGTGTTGCCGCCCGATACACCATTGACACTAGAGTGTCCTCCTGCACCACCTGCACCTACAACCACGGTAAATGAGCCAGAAGTTGTAACAGCTAAAGAGTTCTTTTTGCAGTATCCTCCTGCACCACCTGATGTAACACCATTGCTATCCATTCCTCCTGCACCCCCTCCTGCACCTACAACGTGGATACAGATGTTTCCATCAACAGGAGGAACCCAAGTCTGAGAATATCCTAATACTATGTTTACTGGCAGTCCGCCACCGCCACCAGAACTTATGAAATCTGAAAAATTACTCACGACATTACCCACCCTTGCGTTGCGTCTGTGTATATGAATTGAATTGAGAGATATGCGGCATCCATTGTAAAGTCAGAAGCACTGCTCATTATGTTACTTCCGTTCCTACCTACCACTGTGTCTGTAAAGTTACCTACTGTTACTAAGACTCTTTGTCCTATGGTTGGTGAAGCAGGAAGCGTAATAGTTCTACCTGCCGCGCTAACGTAAACGTGAGTGTTAACCGTAGCGGTAACAGATGCAGAAGTAACTACAGTTGTTATACCTACTGCTACAGGCTCTGAAGCTATCTTAGCCGCTGTTACAGCATTGTTAGCTATTTTGGCTGTCGTTACGTTAGAGTCTGCTATCTTAGCTGTGGTAATTGCATTGTCTTGTATAGCTGATGTTCCTACACTGTCTGCCGCTGGTGTAGCTACGATAGATGTAGTAAACCCAACAAGCATAACCTCAATAACAGAGTTATTAGGAGGAGCTTGAGAAAAAGTAAGTGTCGTGTCTGATACTGCGTAAGAGCTTTTAAACTGATACACACCATTAATATAAACAAAAGTATTGTTCTTAATAGCAGAAGCACTAAGAGTAAAATCAAGAGTTGTGCCGTTAGCTACAAACTGATCAGTTTTTAACTCAGTAGAAACAATATCCCCACGAACTAAAGCCCTTACTTCAATAAAGGAACCTAATAAAGGAGCTTGAGAAAAAGTTAAAGAAGTGCCGTTAGAAACACTATAAGAGTTTATCTCTTGAACTAAACCGTCAATAACCACAGTAAGTGTGGAAGAATCACCTGCGGAGTCAGTCATTGTAAATGTAGTTGTAGAACCATCACCAGTAAAGGTATCTACTGACAAAATTTGATTAGTACCACCAACAGCTTTCTTTAGACTTCGGAGTTCCGTTTGAACGTCAGTAAAAGATGCTCCTGTTCCTTCTGGTAAATGAGATACTAGGTCGGAAGTAGTTACACCAATAGGCATAATTTCTGCAACCATGACTTCAATAGATGCTCCAAGAGGAGGAGCTTCTGAAAAAGTTAGAACTGTTTCTGTTAAACTATATGTTTCTTTTTCTTGGTAAACGCCATCTATATAAATTTGTGTGTTGTTTGAACTTCCTGCATCTGTTTCTAGGTTAAAAACCTTACTAGTGCCGTTCCCAAAAAAGCTATAAACATTCCAAGACGCAGTATCATAGTCAGATAACGTAAGTGCCTTAGCCTCTATAGTTCCTGTACCTATACCTGTTGAGCCTCTAAATAATGACATGTTTACCTCTTAAATAAAATAAAATAAAGGAGACTCCCCATTGCGAGGAGTCCCCAGTTCACTACTTAGCCATTAACAGCCAATACAACACCTGCTTCAGGACGCATTACTTGCGTACCATATAGAGTGTCAGCAGTATACAGAGTACCAAGGAACTCTTGCTTATACTGAGTCTGAGAACGTACACCCTGCTGTTCAGCAAGAACCATAGCGTCCTTGTGAAGCAACATAGCGGCTTTAACGTCTCCACCTGCACTGTTCTGTGCGGCAGTTTCGATGATTGGGCAGTTGCTAGAAACAAATACGTCAACACCGTATAGGTTTCCAATCTGACCATTACGTACACCTCGTCCGTCTACAAAGTCAGAAGACATATAGCGATCAACGCCCATGATAGCGTTACGGAGAGAAGGAGGAACAACAAAGCATCGGTTGTCCATAGGAACGTCAGCATCGTCCAATACCTGAATAGCGGCACGGAAACCTGCGTCATTAAATACGTCACTTGATGCTACGGAATCAACAGCATAAGCTTCAATACCAGAAGCTCCTGAGAAGTTATAAACAGTGCTGTGAGTCCAATCAGAACCGTCTCCGTTTCCTAGAGACTTACCCAAAGTAAACAAGTCGTTATCAACTTGCTTGGCTAAAGCATAACCTGCGTCACCAGTGTAGAACTGACGTAGAGAAGCTAGAGCTTGTGCTTCAGTGATGTCTTCGATAAGACGAGAGTATTCAAAGTGCTTGTTGATTGAAATCTGAATTTCGCTCTCAACAGCGTTCTGAATAGTTACAGCAGTGTTTTCTGCCTTAGCATTTGCAGAACCACGAGTAGGCTTAGGAACGTGAATGGTATCACCTTTCTTGCCTGTCATGCTCATTTTCTTGACTAGGTTAGCCAATACTAGGTTAGATTGATAAGCCGCAATTACTTCGTCACTCCAAATCTCTGGAATAAAAGTAGCCGCGCTAGTGTTGTCTACTGCCCCGCCCATTGCGGGATAAGTTGATGTAGCCATGATAAAGTCCTATAATAAGATTAGTGTCGAACTCTCCCTTCTTGATAAGCTAGCATAATCTCATCGGATAATGACATGTATCGTTCAGGATCGTCCTTCATAAGTTTAATAATGTCTGAACGCCTGTAGACTTTCTTTGCCGACTGCTCTCCGCTTCCTCTAACATTACCTGTAGATGCGGCCTTAATAGTGTCTTTGCGTTGTTGTTTCTCATTAGCGGCAGTTTGTCCTACTACCTGCTGACGCTCCTTCCAGTTGCTGAAAAGCTCATCTGCGGCCTCGTAATCATACTGCTGATCTGCTTGTGCAAAAAGCTGTGTGCGAATCTTTGATCCTTTGATCCAATCTACGAACTTACCGTCTTCCAAAATATCCTTCATATCAGGATGTCTGTTTTGAAGTTCGGTCATAGCCGCATTTTGTTTATACTGAGCAGATACTTGCTCTGCTTCTTTGATTTTAGGATGATTGCTTATAGCTCTTTCGACTGCCTTGTCGGGATCAGAGAAAAAGTCTACTTCTTCTTCAGAAGTTTGTTGCGGTGCTTCTGTTTCAGAGAGTTGTGTCTGTATATAGTCATCAACAACTTTGCGTAATTCACCTACTTCCGAACTTTGTTTACCTAAGAGTTTCTCAGCTTCTTGGTGCATACGCACTATATCCGCTGTACTCTTACCTTTATATTTATCAGGAATTTCCTGTTGTTCGGGTTCTTGTGTAGGTTCTTCATTTACAAGAGGTTGCTCTACTGGAGGCTCTTGTTTAGTTATGTCTGTTACGCTTTCAGTTTCAGTTGTATCGTCTAAAGGTTGACGCTCATCTATTAATGTTGCCATTATTAAACTCCGTGAGTAATCTCATTATGGAGGTGTATTGTATGTAAGGGTTCGGTTAGGAGTTAGCCTTACGCTCTTTTTGAATCTTCCTTTCGCGGTCTCTCGCCCATTTCATGGTAGCACCTGCAAAGTCACCTGAAAGAGGGTCTAAAAGACTACGAACTGGAGAGATTATTCTATTAGCTGTCAGTGAACATTCAGGACATTCTATTTCAGTAGCTTTAGAATCTATAAGCTTTTCAGTAGTATGTCCGTTGTCGCATCGGAAGTCGATCATTATAAACATTTTAGTTTACTCTTCTTCAGCTTGTCTTTGAGCTATTTCTAACTGTGTTTCAATATTTAAGATACTGTATATTGCAGAAAGTTGTCCTTTGCGAAATGAAAGGTCTTCTCCATCTTTACAGTTCTCTATTGAATTAATTCTTTCTACGTCCTCAGTAAGGTCAGATATAAAGGTTTTCCAACCTTCAGTCCTGAACATTTCCTCATAAGAACGATAGAACTTTTCAAGCTCTTGTTCATTCATAAACTGTTTCTCCTTTAGGACAGTTTAAATTAAAAATATTAAATACATAACATAGTTATATTATAGCACGTATTGGTCTGAAAGTCAAGAACTATTTTCTATATTTTGATGTTTTTTTAGCTATTTTTTTAGGTTGCTTACTGACTTGTTTCCCTTTAGCAGTGTCAGCTTTTTTCTTTCTGGAGGTTGCGGCATATTCCTTAGTTGATAAAGCTTGTCTTGCTTTTTTAGGTAAATATCTTTCACCTGTAGCTTTAGACCCTTGAGTGCTAGGTTTACCTGATTTAGTACCCCACTCTTCTTTTGTCCACTTTTTTAAACTTTTTTGTGACTTTTTAAGAGCCATTAGTTTTTATAGCCTCCACCCTTAGCTTTGTATTCTTTTGCTAGCATCTGAGCTTTTCTTGCAGACCATTGTCCTGCGCTACCACCTT